TTAAAAGACGATATTGTCGCTTATCTATTCATAGTCCCATCGGCCACAGCCTATGAGATTGCCGAAGACTTTGAGTGGGACTTAGATGACGTGCAAGATAGCCTGATTGAACTTGATGACGAAGGCAAAGTTCTTATGCGGAATGGATGGTATCGTTTATCAGAGGCTTCGCGGAAAAGAAAACATTTGCAAGATAGTAGTAATAGTATAAAATAAAGGCGGGGAGCATTGCTCAACCCGCCTAAGTAAAGGCTAATCGTATTCGGGAGAAATACATTAGCTATGACGCATAAAGGGGATGCGTAAGCACATCATAACTTGTGCCTTACGTTTCCACAACCAGAAAGGAAACGCCTATGAGTCATTATATGACGGCACTTGCTATGAAACAAACTGGCCTAAAGCCAGCGACCAAGATTGTGTTGTATTGGATAGCCGACCATCACAACGGCGAAACTGGGGCTTGTTTCCCCAGCATCAAGCGCCTTTCAAAGTGCTGCGAAATGGCCCCTAGATCAATTCACAGCCACATAGACGCACTGGTTGCGGCCAACTTTTTAAAGGTTGTTGGGCGCGTTAGGGATGATGGGGCGCAGACATCAAACGAATATCATTTGAATTTGATTGAGTCGCATGACGTTTCATTGCGTGGCACTGAGTTGAATAACGTGGCAGAGGGGGTGCAGAATTTGCATAGGGGGGGTGCAGATATTGCAGAGGGGCCTATGCAGAATTTGCAGACCATTAACCTTGGAAATATAAACCTAGGAATTGAACCAAGTATTGCCGCACAAAATAAAAGAGCTTGCACCTTGCCAGAAGGTTGGGTTGTATCAAACAAAAATATTCAAGACGCATTAGAACGAAACTTTAGCAATGAGGAAATCAAACATGAAAGTCATCAATTCAGCAACTACCATTTCTCTAAGGGAACCAAATTCAAGGACTGGGACGCAGCTTGGCGAACATGGCTTGGAAACAGCCGCAAGTTTACCAAAGCACGTTCATCCAGACCAAGCGGCGGACATGATGCGCTCATGGCGGGATTTGCTGCATACGCCGATAGGTTCGGAGATTGAGCGCCAAGAAATAGAAGCTAAGATCGAAGCGCTTAAAACCCCAGCGACACCTAAATGGATAACAGGAAGGGTCGCAACATTATTGGCGCAATATTTCGTAGGAAACCTTTCGGAGCAAATGATGACTGCAATAGCCGCTGATTGGGAACATGAACTAAGACCGTATCCAGCTTGGGCGATAGCTAATGCCGTGCGCTGGTGGATGGGCGCAGATAACCCAGAACGCCGCAAGAAGCCTATGGTGGGCGACATAGCGGAGCGCTGCGTTAAGGAAATGGAATTAGTGCGCGTGGCTGAGATATGTCTTAACCGCGACACGATCTATTCACCGCAACTTGAATACCGCAATGAACGGGTTTCAGCCGAAGCCGCCAGTGAGATTATGGCCAAGGCTGGGTTTGCTGCAAAGAAGATTTAAAGCTTAATACAAAGTTCGATGCAAAAATATTGGGCTTTGTATNATGTTGTATTTTAATGCGCGAATAAAAAACAACAAATAAAATGTGTTATTTGCAAAAAAACGCTTGCATCCGTCACNAATGTGCTTAGATTGGTTTGTATANAAACACGCAAAGAGGAAANCAAATGTACTGCTTCACACAACAAAACCTTTTCTATTATCGCGGCTTTGAGTTTGAGGTCGATATTAACTACGACTACCACGACTGCGGAAAATCAAATGACGAACCGCAATACGCCGATGTTGACCTTGGGCATTTTTATAACCCACGCAACGGCAAGCCAATATCCAAGCGCTTGCAAAANGCCATTGTTGCCGAATACGGCCTTGGCTTGATCGAAGATATTATCCAGAAACATTAGGGGAAAATTATGGAAACGCAAAACGCAGCAGTTTTAACCTACCTTAAATCAGGGAACCAAATCACACCACTTGAAGCGCTCCACAAATTTGGGTGCTTTAGGTTAGCAGCGCGGATTTACGAACTCCGCCAAGAAGGCCACCAAATTGAAAAAGTAAGCATTGATGTTGGAAAAAAACGCATGGTTGCTTCTTATTCTTTAATCAAACAAGCATGAGGGACAAATGCAAAAAGAAGTAATCATAACAAACATTCACGAGCGCGGTTTTGGTTTTGCCGCGCTTACTGAAAACGGCGACCACGCTTTCTTGCCACCATTTGTTTGCAACGAAGCTGGCGCACAGGTTGGTGATGTTTTTATCGGAACGCTGGTTATCAATAACGGCAAATACGATACGCCATATCAGTGCGTTAAACTTGAGCGCGATCTAAAGGCCGAAGTTATACAGCTTCCAGTTGAACGTGACATCATTGGAGTTGTGGACGTTGACGAAGTGCTAAATGTTTTGTGGCACGCTACATCGCCTATAACAACGCGCTATGTGGCCGACTGCTTGGGTCTAAGCGATACCAAACAACTGACTAAGGTTCTTTTGAGCCTATGGACAGACGGGCGTATTTATAAGGCTGACGTAAGCAACGACCCGACAGCCAAGCGCACATCGCTGACTATGTGGAGCCATTCCCTAGCAGCCTTTAGATCGGTGTGTGCATGAATGACGATGCGCCCCGTTTAAGACCGCACCGCTCTTGCGGCCAGAAAGTGTTTTGGCACCCTTGTTCGGTATGCGGTGACAAATGGGGCGGATGCTTTGGCAGAATGTATAACGCCAAACAAAACAAAATGGGCGAATGGTTTTGCTCCAAATGCCGACCAGATGATTTTTTTAATGGAAAGAGGACAATATAAAATGAAAATCGAAATTGCAACAATTACGCCATATATGGCTGAAAAGTTACTAAAATCAAATATCCAAAATCGCCGTGTAAAACTACACCAAATTGACAGTTTAAAGCGGGACATTCTTTCTGGAAACTGGAAAGAGAATGGCGATGCTATTAGAATACATCAAAATGGAACACTAATGGATGGCCAGCATAGGTTGATGGCTTGCGTTTCCGCCAATGTTCCAATCAAAACAATTGTTGTGTCTGAACTAGATGATGATGTTAAATCGACAATAGATTGCGGCGTAAAACGAAAATACAACGATCATTTATCTTTGCGTGGGTTTAGCTACTCAACGCAAATTGCTTCAACCATGACATTGCTAATTGGGCTTGCCCATAATTCGGCAAGCGTAATTGCAAGCACATATTCTGAACGTGATAAATTTTTAGAAAACCACCCACGGGTTATTGATAGCGCAGCAAAATGCCATAAAGCCTTTAAGGGGGTTCATTCTATTCTTTCTGCTGTTCACTATATCGGGTGTTATCTTGGCAAAGAAACTAAAGCCAACGAATTTGTAAACGTTTGGAAAACTGGTGATAAAACTTATTATGGTGATCCAGCACATTTTGCCCGCGAGTATTTGATTAAAAACATTGGCAACGCTAAGAATATTAATATTGCGTTTAAGAATCGCCTTATTGTTCATTCGTGGAATAAGTTTTCAAACAATGACCCGCTTTTTAGATCGGTTACGCCCGACACATATTGCATTCCAAATTGGAATAAAAACTGTCTTTAATTAAACACCATAGAAAAAGGATACATAATGCAACTTTTAATAATAGCAGGAACCGTAGGTAAAGATGCGGTGCTACGCCAGACCCAAAGCGGTGACAGCGTTCTAGGCTTTCGGGTCGCAGTAGATAACGGCAAAGACAAGAACGGCGTTAAACGTGACGCAACTTGGGTTAGCTGTTCACTATGGGGTAAACGCGCATCATCCCTTGCACCATACATTACCAAAGGCACCAAGCTAACGCTACAGGGTCGCCCAACGGTTGATGTGTATGAGGGCAAAGGGTCGCTTGGTATTTCGGTTGATGATTTTAGCTTTATGGGCAAAGGTCAACAAAGTGAGCAAACATATTCTGCGGCACCCGCCAACGATATGGATGACGAAGTTCCATTTTAGGAGAAAACAATGAAGGTAGATATTCACAACAAGCCGCATGGTTCATTTCAAAGCGCCCTTTCAGAAACCCGCAAGGGGGATGAGATTATCTACCACATTGGCCCCTATTGCGCTGGGCATCATAAAGGCGAAGCGATGTGGGCTTATGGCCACGGTTACGCCCAGCTTGTTCAGCGCAAAATAACGCCACGCATATTTGAATACATCGCGCAACGAACGGCAAAGAGGTTCTAATGTTTTGGACGGTTCTTATAATACACTATCATATTGAAGCACTCAAAACTAACACACTAACCCACATAGTCTACAGCACAGAAAAGAAATGCAGCGCAGCAATGGGCCAGATGATTAAACTTGTTAGGAAAGAATACCCAAACGCTTGGGCGCAGTGTGAACCAACATCATCACCGACCCTACGCCCAAAGCCACGGCCCTCATGGTTAGAGAAAGGAACGGGGTAATGGGTTTTCAGTGCTGCTAATATCATAATGTTACTAATCAGCATAAAATGGGCATTAGTAATATCATGGTGTTATTTGTGAAATTGTCTAAGGAAAAAACAAGGAGATAAACAATGTTGGACTATAAAGAAGTGCCTAATATTCAAGTTGTGACTCTAGCACCCAAGCAGCTTTGCGTGGCTATAGCCATAAAGCTCTTAGAGGTTCGCGGCGAATACATTACTTCAGACGCAATTGGCGAAATTACGGGAATGACAAAAGAACGCGCCCGCGCTTTAATCCATATCCTTGAACATAGGGGGATTGCTCACGTTACCTCTAAGACATGGGATAAAACAAACCGCTGGCAATATAAACTAACCAAGTTTGGTGAAGACACTCTTAGAAACTCCATAAAGGATATTTTAGATGGCGAATAAAAACGAATGGGAAATGAAGCGCGAAGATTTAAGAAAGCGCCGCAAGGTTGGGATGGAAGCCATGACCCACGGGCAAATGCTATCAATATACGATGCTTTTAAGACTATTAAGCAAGCGCTTTATTCCGTAGACAATATGCGCCAGATTACATTGCAAGATATAAACGAGTTAGAAAACGCAATGTATAGCCTACAAAATAGCTTTATGATTGATGATAGTATTGACGAAGACACTGATAACTAATATAAAAAACAAGACGGGGGCATCAATTTTAACACTATGGCGTAAATGTCAGAGTGGTCGAATTGCGCTAACCAAATGCGCCACATTTATAAGCCGCCCCCGTCAATTCAAAGGTATCACATGAAACGCGCAGATGTTCTTTCCAAAGCCGCTGAATATATCACTACAGACCGTGCAGCGACCCACGGAGACGCTGAAAACAATTTCGGGTCTATCGCTAGGGGTTGGGACTGGTGGCTCTCTATGCGCCCCGTTGGGCCTCTTACGCCATATGACGTAGCCATGATGATGACGGTGTTCAAAGTAGCTAGGTCTGCAACGAATGAAACCCACTCAGATAACCAGATCGACTTGGCTGGATACGCTGCTATTGCGGCAGAACTGGGAAACGACTATAAATAGGTCAAATCAATCTCGACAACCCAAAAGGATCGAGGCAAATGACCGATTATAATATGTTACCGCTGGCCGATTTAATTCCATACGCCAGAAACAGCCGCACCCACTCTGATGCACAGGTTGCAAAGATCGCCGCCAGCATTAAAGAGTTTGGCTTTCTCAACCCAGTTATAACGGACGGACAAAACGGCATCATTGCTGGGCATGGCCGTGTCTTAGCTGCACAGAAGCTAAAGCTAACAGAGGTTCCATGTATTGAAGCCGCCCACCTCAGTGAAGCGCAGAAGCGGGCTTATGTCATAGCCGACAACCGCATGGCGCTAGACGCTGGATGGGACATTGATATGTTAAAGATAGAGCTTAAAGACTTGTTCGACTTTAACTTCGACCTAGACCTCACTGGGTTTAACCAAGACGAATTGGATAAGTTCCTAGCGGAGCCTGTCGAAGGATTAACGGATGAAGACGCGGTTCCTGATGCGCCAGAAACGCCAGTGACCGTTGAGGGTGACGTTTGGGTTCTAGATAAGCACAGGCTAATGTGTGGAGATAGCACCAAAGTTGATGATGTTGTAACATTAATGAACGGCGTATACCCCAATTTGATACATACTGACCCTCCGTATGGCATGAACGCTGTAAGCAAATCTTCCGTTTTAAAGAAGAATTATAAGACTGACATTATGGGCGATGATAACGCAGATATTGCCAAAGACGCATTTAATCTTATTTATGGGATGTTCCCAGACTCAAAGCAAATATGGTGGGGCGCAAATTATTACTGTTCATCGCTTCCTGATAGCGAGTGTTGGTTAGTGTGGGACAAGAACAACGGACAGAGCGACCAAACTGATTGCGAATTAGCGTGGGCAAACTTTAGGTCTGTTGTTCGTCAATTTACTCAAGCCAGCGAAAAAACAAACAGAGTCCACCCAACACAGAAACCAGTTTCACTTATGGAGTGGATTATAAAAAGGTTCAATCTCTCTGCAGAAACTATTGCTGACTTCTTTGGAGGCTCTGGATCAACGCTTATTGCGGCTGAAAAGCACAACATAGACGCTTTCATAATGGAGTTTGACCCAAAGTTTGTGGATGTCATCATTAAACGATGGGAAGATTTCACTGGTAAATCTGCTATACTTGAAGCCAGCGGTGAAACATTTGCCGAGCTGAAAGAAAAGCGTGAGGTTGCATAATGGCGGGTAATAAAAACTCAGGTCGTAAAGAAACAAAGCTAACTGCTGAACAAGTAGGTGAGATTGAAACCCTTGCCGCCTTCCTAACGGCTGAACAAATCGCGGACTATCTAGGCGTTGGTCGCACAACCTTTTTTGAAATAATGAAGCGTCAGGACGATATTTCTGAACGCTACAAAAGGGGGAAGGCAAAAGCCATCGGCACGGTTGCAAGGTCTTTGATTAGTCAAGCAAGGGAAGGCAACACATCTGCAATGATTTTCTTCCTTAAAACCCAAGCTGGATGGAAGGAAACTAACGCGGTTGAAATGACTGGCAAAGACGGGACGGAACTGGTTGTTCGATGGGAGAGGTAATAATACCATATAAGCCGCGCCCAGAAATGGATGCGTACCACGACCGAACAGAACGCTTTGCTTGTATCGTTGCCCATCGCCGCTTTGGTAAGACAGTTGCAGCCATTAACGACTTAATCATACGCTGCATTACAAACCCCAGACCTGACGCCCGTGCGGCGTATATTGCGCCATATTACCGCCAAGCCAAGGCAATCGTATGGGATTACGCTAAACACTACACCCAAGCCCTGCCCAACATATCCGTAAACGAAAGCGAACTGCGGATTGATTTTCATAATGGTGGCCGCTTGCGTTTGTTCGGCGCTGATAACTACGATGCAATGCGGGGATTGTATTTTGACGATGTAATCCTTGATGAGCCAGCCGACTTCCCATCTAACGCTTGGCCCACGGTTATTCGCCCAGCGCTTGCAGATCGTAAAGGCCGCGCCACATTCATTGGAACGCCCAAAGGTAAGAATGACTTTTGGGATATATACGACAACTCAATAACCGACCCCAATTGGTTCAGCGCTAATCTTAAAGCATCTGATACTGGTGTGCTTGATAAAGAGGAACTTGAAGAAGCCCGCCGCACTATGGGGGAAGACAGATATCTTCAAGAGTTTCAGTGCAGTTTCGAGGCGGCTATTCAAGGCGCATATTACGGCACAGAGATGCAACTTGCCACCGAAAGCAAGCGCGTGGGCGTTGTTCCTTACGACCCCGCAATTGCCGTTGTTACTGGCTGGGACTTGGGAATGTCTGACAGCACGTCGATCTGGTTTGCACAGTTTGTGGGACAAGAGCGCCGCATCATAGATTTTTACGAAAGCAGCGGCGTTGGCCTAGATCACTACGTGAAGGTGATTAAGGAAAAAGAATACGTTTACGATACCCACATCTTGCCGCACGATGCGCGGGTTAGGGAATTGGGAACGGGTAAAAGCCGCATTGAAATACTGCAATCGCTTGGCCTTAATGGCATTGAGATTGCCCCTAGCTTATCAGTAGATGATGGCATACAAGCCACGCGGTTATTCCTACGCACCACTTGGTTCGATGCGGAGCGCTGTAAACGTGGGGTTGAAGCCTTACGCCAGTACCGCAGGGATTGGGATGAAAAGGGCAAGACATGGCGTATGCGACCGCTACACGATTGGACATCACACAGCGCTGACGCAATGCGCTATCTGGTCACTGGATACAAACCAAAGACGGTGTGGAGTGGCGCTTTGAGGCGAAATGTTAAGGGCGTGGTGTAAATTGCAAACTTATGATAATATCGCTGCAAAGACGTTCAATTAACGCCGTTAGCGCATAGGAGTTGACTCATGGCTGCAAGTAAATCACCCGCAGATAAAGCGTCCAAGAAAGGCTTTACTGGCTTAAAGGATATGTTTGACGGTGGGGGAATGGGCGGCTCTGGAGCTTCCTATTCTAGTCTTTCAAATGAAGACTATAAACGCGCTGGTGGTAAAGACTACCAAGAAGGCATGAGGCGCGGCGGCTGGACAGAGTTTGACCAGCAAGGCCAAGGACGAACGCTTCGTGGCCCACAGGCAATGATGGCTAACCCTTTCTTTGGCGGGTTGCTTGGTCTAGCAACTGGTGGCGCAAGCGGTGCAATGATGGGTCTTGGCGGCACAATGGTTCGCAATGACATTCGCCAAAAAGGTGGCCTTGGTGGGTTGTTAGGCAAACAAGGCGGAGTTGCACAGCAAGCAGCTATTGCGCCTATTCTGGCCCCAGCAACATCTATGCGCCCACAACCGCGCCCACAGATGATGTCTTCCCAAGCTATGCCACAGGACTTTTACGGGCTGTCTGGCAACCCAGCTATGCAAGCGCCGCTTTCCTCAATGTCTGGCGCACAAACTAATGTTATTCCGACAACCGTTCAACCAGTTGGAACGCCATATAGCAATGTTAATGGGGCATCTGGCGCTTTAGGCAGTAAAGTAATGCCTAACTCAGCGGTTGGTATGCCACCTAGCGGTATGAGCGAGTTGATGTATTCAAATTGGCTACGCAACCAAAATGGCGCTATTAATGTTGATAAAATGAGCCCAGATGGCTTGCGGATTATGTACGAAAATTACCGTACAAACCCAGCTTTTCAATAATGGCGAACAAATCGTTTAGTAGAGGTTCCTAAATGGACATGGAAATAAAAGACATGGCTTCAGAGCTTGAAGATGATGTAATGGAAGCGATGGACATGGAAGAACCTATGTCCGATG